AAGCGTTTCTATCGCCCGCCCACGTAGCGGCTGCCCTTGCCCTTGCTGTTCTTGCCGCCCACGCGCCGGCTGCCTTTGCGGCCTCTTTCCACGTACTCTGCCTGGCTGCTAAAGCCCGACACGGGCGCACTGTAAACCGATGGCGCGCCGGGCTGTTCGTCCAGCGTTGCGGCATGTGACGAGGGAGCCAGCGCCAAGGTGAACAAGGCTGTGAAGATGGCTGCTTTCATGTGGTATCTCCTACATCATTTGCAAGCAAAGTTGATGCTGGCGTTGTGTTCAATCTCATTAGGATCATCTTTTTCAATCTTTGTTAATACACTGCCTGCAAGCACACCGGCAACGAATTTTCTATATCCCACGTATGCGCCATAGCTGTTTTTTGCGTTGTATTCCCCGCAAACTATAGTGCCTTTATCAAATTTTTTAATTATCACGTTGCGGAATTTTGCGCTATCAGGGTCTTTTAGCTGATCCGCAATATCTTTTTTGACCATGGGTATCAATTTATTCTTTGCCGCTTTTTCTGAGGCAAGATAATTGTCGGTCATTTTTGCGTATAGTTTTATTTCCTCGATATACCCGTCTGTCAAGCTTGCATGTGGTTCACGGGCTTGCGCATAAATGCATCCGAGTGCAAATGTTGCTACTGCGATGATGGTGCGTTTCATAGTGGTTTCTCCTGGTTGTATTACGGATGTGTTTTGTCTGCTTGTGGCTGGCGTGGTTTGATTGCGTAAAGGTTACCGCGCACATGCTCTATGCGGCTTGCCGCTTTCTTTTTTCAGCGGCCTCGCGCTCCCATTTTGTCAGCACGATGTCAAGCAGACTGTCGAGTTCCTTGATTGCTTCGCCGTAACGCTTGGCCCCAAGAGATCGCTGCAGCGCTGTCAAACGACCGTAGGAATGGTAGTCGAAGGGCCAGATGATTTGCTGGGGGGCAGCGCGCACGCCCCTGGTCGGTTCGGCAACATGCGGAACCATGCTGGCGTTGTTCGGGTAACTGGCATAGCCTGTGCGCTCGTCGGTTTCGCATTGCAGGTAACCAGGGTGGAGGTCAAGAACCTTGGCAATTTTCAGAACACTTTTGCCATAGCCGCGTGTGCCCGACTCAATGTTCCCAACAGTGCCTTGGGACACGCCAGCCTTGACAGCGAGCTGTTCCTGTATCAGTCCTGCCGCCTCTCGCTCGCGTTTCAGCCTTGCGCCAATCGTTTCCATGTTGCGCTCATTTCATCACATGGGTGGATCACTTGGGTGTTGACAAATAAAATACTTGAGTGATAATTGGCGCCCATGAGAACAACCGTCATTGCGGCCATTGACAAGGCCGCGCAGATTTGCGGCGGCGTCGCCAAGCTCGCGCAAGAACTCAACATCAGCCAAGGTGCTGTCAGCAACTGGAAAGCTCGCGGCTCCGAGATTGACCCGGTGCATTGCGCCGCCATCGAGCGCGCCACCGCTGGCGTCGTCACGCGTCGCGACCTGCGCCCAGACTGGGCGCAAATCTGGCCCGAGCTGGCCGCCCAGCCCATCCAATCCGCAAGCGAGGTGGCGTGATGGCTGATTCAGTGAGGCGTCCCGGCCTGGCCTGCGCGCTGTACCTGCGCCGCGACGTAGCTGGCGTATTGCATGCGTGCCTCGGCGTCGATGTGCAGCCCGGGCCGGTGCGCCGCGCACCACGCGGGAAATTGCACCAGATCCAGCGGCACGCGGACGGTTCGTACACCGTCCTTGCCAAGACGCTCTTCCGTGCGCTGCGCTGCCGCAAGCCATTCGGAATAGGTGGGAAACAGCCTGTCCGCATCGTGCATGAGGGCGCAGACGCGCTCGTAACTCTCGGCCTCGTACCACGGCAGTCCAGTCATGGATATGTTCATGGAGGCTCCCATGCGTAGGGAAGTTGTGGAAAACCAATCTTCGCATGGGATGCCATCCATGCCCGACCTGGCCGCCCAGCAAGAGAGCGCCAATGCGTAGCCTGTACGCCCGCTTCACGCTGTGGCTGTTCAAACCAGCCCTTGAGCTTGCAGCCGAACATGCCCGCCTTGCCGCAAGGCTGAGGCGGCTGCGCAAAGAAACCCGGCAGCAGCGCCGCCGCTTTAAAAAAGCCTTGCGCGATGAACAGGCTATTCGTGAGCAGATGGCGGATGCAATCCGGTCATCTCGTCCAGATACGCCCTCATGCGCAAAAACATCTCCCGGTTGTCTAACAGAGACTTGGGATGCGCCAGCGTCAGGTCTGCAATGTTTTCGACCCGCGACACGATCTGATTCCGATTCCGGGCGCAATAAACAACAGCATGGAGCAGCTCCATGACCGCTATCAGCCGTACCGTGTTTTCCTGTGTTTGCTCTTGCAGTGTGGAAATGTTCTTGTGCATCTGTTGTAGCGTTTCCAGATTGCTTTGCGCCTTGTCGATCAGCGTCCCCATTAATTTTTTTTCCAGCGCAAACAGCTCGATCTGTCGCTGGGCTGATTCTTTCGTTTCCATGCTCGCCCCTTTCGTGGCCTTGGTTGGTCGGACTTCCATTGTCCAGCGGCCGTGGGAGAGCGCCCTCATGACGGCCCCAGCCGCCGCGCTTGTTGCTGCCGCTGTTGGTGTGCGGCGGTTGCGGGCCGTAACCCTTTTCCCCCAGCGCCACGCTGCCGCGGCTGCTCGCTGTGCCTGCGCCTTTATGGCTATCTCCTTGACCCAAGCGCAGGTGGGCGCGGGCGGCGCTGGCGGGGTTTTGCTGATTGGTGGTGTCCATGTCTGAACTTTGCGCCGGCCCGCTTGAAAGGGCAAGAAAGGCCCATGCCACGATCTTGCAGCGCTTGCAAGAGCCTGGAAGAGGCGTTTCACTGGCGACCACGCTGGGGGTGTCAGAAAGCACGATTAGCCGCTTGAAAAACGATCAGCTTGAAAACGTGCTGGCGTTCATCCATGCGCTTGGCTTCAGGCTGGTTGAGCATGGCAAAACCTGCGTTGACGCGGGCGAAATCCAGATGCTGCGCAAAACCTACGCGCGCGCCGTGCAAGACGATCTGGTGGCCGCGCGGCTGTTTGGAAGCGAGGAATGAAACCATGCGTGATTACGGCAAAGTGCACACAACGTTTTGGTCAAGCCCAACAATCCGGTCAATGAGCGAGGATGGGCGCGCGCTGGCCTTGTACCTGTTGACCAACCCGCACGGCACCTGCGCGGGCGTGTTCCGGTTGCCAGATGGATACGTTTGCGATGACATCCAATGGCCTTACGAAAGGGTTTCGAAAGGGTTTGCCGAACTGTTGGCAAAGGGTTTCGCAAACCGTTGCGAAACCACAAAATGGGTCTGGATTTGCAAGTATCTGGACTGGGAGCCGCCCGAAAACCCCAACCAGCGCAAAAGCGCGGCCAAGATCGCACAGTCGATCCCCGATGAATGTGGCTGGAAGCAAGCGTTCATGCTGGTTTGCGGCCAGTTGCTGGGAATTGAGGCGCAACCCTTTCGAAACCCTTTCGAAACTCTTACAGAACCCTTTCGAAATCAGGAACAGGAACAGGAACAGGAACAGGAACAGAGAAAGGTCAAGGATGACGGGAAGGGGGGTGTGGGGGGAAACCCGACCGCGCCGCCTGCGGCGTCGCCGCTCGGCCAGCCGCCGCCCGCCAAACCGTTGCCTGCGCTTGCCGAAGCGTCGCCAAAACCCCGTCTGGCAGCACAGCAGGCGGATGCGCTGCGCGCCCATCCGGCGCTGGCACAGGTTGAGCCGGGCGTACTGGCCGATTGGTTGACGGTGCGCAAGGCCAAACGTGCTGGGCCAGTTACGGCCACGGTAGTGGCCGCGCTGCAACGCGAAACGGCGCAGGCTGGCATCAGCGTCGCCGAAGCCGTGCGCTGCTGCTGCGAGCAGGGCTGGCAAGGCTTTCGCGCCCAGTGGCACGCCAACCTGCTGGCGCGGCGCAGCGCGGCTGGCGCGCCGGTGCGCGAGTCGTTCCGCGAACGCGACGATCGGCTGGCGCGCGAGCGCGTTGCCGCGCTGACGGGCCAGCGCGTGCAGCCGCCGCCATCATCGCTGCAATCGCTGCCGCCAGCGGACGTGATCGATGTTGCCGCACGCGCGGTAGAGGCGTTGCCATGAGCCTGCCAGCCGCCGCCGTTGAACGCCTGTTTTTTCGTCTGCTGGCGGTGTATGGCGTTGAGTTCGCCAACCGCTATGCGGGCGTGGGAGAGGCCGACGTAAAAGCCGCTTGGGCGCATGAGCTGGGCGGCTACGCCAGCAACCTGCACCCAATTGCATGGGCGCTGGACAATCTGCCCCAACGCTGCCCTAACGCGCTGGAATTTCGCGCGCTGTGCAACCGCGCGCCGCAGCCGGATGCGCTACGCCTTGACCTGCCCAAAGCCGATCCGGCACGCATCGCCGCCGCGCTTGCCAAGACAAAGGACACACCGTGGCCGCAGCCAGCGCCTGAAGACTGGTGGCGGCGCATCATCGAGCGCAGCCAGCGGGGCGAGCAGGTGTCGCTATACGCCCTGCGTATGGCGCAAGAAGTAGCGGCACGGCGCAGCCCGGCGCAACCGGCGGCGATCAGCGGATGAAGGAAGGACAGCCATGCAAAGCGTGCCAAGCAGCATCAACCAACCAGGTCAGCGGCCTGTACCAGATGCACTGCCTGCGCTGCAATGCGCGGCTGGTTGCGTCAGCGCGGCCATCGCGCCAGCATCAAGAGCTGATGCTGGAAGCGATAGCGCGCGCCAGGTCACCACATGGCCGGGCCGAGATTTTGGCGTGCGTCAGCCATATCCCGGAGAAACACCGTTGAGCTGGGAAGAAGTGTGGCTTGTACTGCGTGATGAAGGGCTGCCGCAATGAAGATCGCCGGTCAAATCGTCAACCTGCCAGCCATCAACAAGTGGCTGACAACGCTGCCCAGCGAGGTGTACGAAAAGGCGGCCGTCAGCGCTTTGAACAAGGTGGTGGCGCAAGCGCGCACCGCCATGAGCCGCGAAATACGCGCCGAATTCAACCTGCCAGCATCAACGATAAACGATGGCCTGCGCATTCAGCGCGCCAGCAGCAAACAGGGCTACATGTCATGGGAAGCGGTGCTGGAGTCGCCCAGCCGCAAAGGTCGCGCCATGAACCTGATCCATTTTGCCGCGCGCCAAACCGCCAAGGGCGTAACCGTGAAGATCAAACGCGCAGGCGGGCGCAAACTGCTTGCCAGCGCCTTCATAGGCAACAAAGGCCGCACGGTGTTTCGCCGCGTCGGTAAAGAACGCACGCCAATCGAGCCGTTGCAAACCATCGCCGTGCCGCAAATGTTCAATGCTAGGCGCGTCAACGGCAAGGTAATCGAATTCATAAAAGCCAGGCTGCCCGGCGTTTTTGAGCATGAAGCAAGCTATTACTTGTCAAGGCACCGGGCATGAATTTCTTAGGTTCTTCCGCCGAAGTAAAAACACGGGGGGCGAAACGGCGCGGGGAAGCGCTAGTTTGTGGGCCATTCATTTACTTGACAGGTGTTTGACATGAATCTGCACGATCTGTTTTCAGGATTTGATGCTGCTGAAATAGAGGCCATCGCATTGCAGCACGAAAGAGATCAAGAAGCGGCAGATACGGCGCGCACTCAAAAGGCGCGTACCCGCCACGAAATACGCCGCGCGAACGCCGAGGCGCACCTTGCCGATATTTTGCCGCGCCGCTTTGAGTATGGCGATAGCTGGCACGTTGTCTCACGTGGAGATATTGACTCGCTTAGCTACCTGCGCCACGCCTTGGCAGGTGTCACCCACTTCGACTACGTGCTGGTATCCACATGGTGCATCGCAATGGCAGATTTGAAAGAGATAGCCGCATGGATTGATGCAGGACGTATAGACCAGTTCAACTTGTACGTCGGTGAAATTTTTCCAAGCCAGTACGGCGACGAATACGAAGCCATGCTGGCAATGTGCCGGACATATGGCTGCCGTATGGTGGTAGCCAGAAACCACAGCAAAGTCACGTTGGCGCGCAACGTTGGTGAGTCCTACAGCCTTGTAATCGAGTCATCGGCAAACGTCAATACAAATCCGCGTATTGAGCAAAGTACCATTCATGCCAGCGCGGAATTATTTGACTTTTATCAGGATTTTTTCAATGGAATCCACAGCATTGACCGTCGCACCTAAACTGACACAGGCCGCGCTCGCGCGCGAACTGTCAGTATCGCGCCAGGCAGTAAATGACCTAGTGCGGCGCGGCGTGCTCAGCATTGATCAAGACGGCAAGATAGACCTCGAATCGGCGCGCGTGGCAATTGCCAATGGCGTTCATCCTTCTGCAAAAACCAGCGCTGCACTGCAATCTACCGCGCCAAATCAAACCAATGCTGCCAACGTCACAACCGCCACCAATCCAGCAGCAGAAGATGCAGCCATCACAAGCTACCACATTGCCAAAACGCTGCGCGAAGCAACCGAAGCAAGGCGCGCCCAAATAGCGCTGGCGCGCGAACGCGGCGAGGTGATTCAGGTATCAGCCGTGCGCGCCGCGCTGGCCAATGCCTACGCCACCATGCGTGAAGCCATCCTGAACCTGCCAGCGCGCTTGGCACCAAAGCTGGCGGCAGAGTCCGACCCGGCGGCAATTCAAAACCTGCTGCACGCCGAGCTGCACAGCGCAGTTACCGCGCTGGCAAGCACGCACGTCAAGTTTTCCGATGCCGCCAGCATCATGGAGACCAATGAATGAACGCACGTGACATTCCAGATGATCTGATGCGCGCAGCCGCTCTTGAAGCAGAGCTGCGCTTACGCTACATGATGCCGCCGCCGCGCGTCAGCGTTGCCGAATGGGCCGCGCTATATCGCCACATCGCCAAGGGGCCAGAACGCGGCCCGTGGAGCAACAAACGCACGCCGTACCTGGTGGAGCCTATGGAAGCGGCCAGCGCGCACACGCCATATGAGCGCGTGGTGCTGTGGTTCGCAACGCAAATGGGCAAGTCAGAGGTGCTATACAACGCCATGATGCAACGCATCCACACCGACCCGCAAGACATGATGATGGTGCAGCCAACGCTGCAAGACGCGCAAGATCACAGCAGCCAGCGTTTTTTGCCAACTGTCACGCAAACGCCAGCGCTGACAGGGCTGGTTGCCGTGCGCCGCAGCCGCGATGAATCCACCAGTTGGCGCTCGCGCAGCATTCAGGGTGGGTTCACGCTGTTTTTCGGCGGGGCCAACAGCGCGGCGTCACTGGCGTCAAAACCGCTTGGCTTTGGTTTGGCCGATGAGGTGGACAAATGGCCTGCCGACGTTGACAACGAAGGGCCGCCGCTGGGCCTGCTTGAAGAGCGCATGAGCAACTTCGCGCGCCGCAAGCTGATCATCGCCAGTACCTGCACCATCAAGGGCCAATCAATCATCGAGGCTGAATACTTGGCCAGCGATCAGCGCCAGTACCACGTTCCATGCCCACATTGCGGCCAGCAGCAAGTGCTGCTGTGGGGCGCAAAAACAGACTGGGGATTGAAGTGGTTAAAAACAGCCACTGGCGAGGCGCGCCCGGAAACGGCGGTTTATATCTGCCGCCACTGCGGCGGCGCGATTGAAGAGTGGCGCAAAGACGCCATGCTGCGCGACGGCCAATGGATCGCGCAAGCGCCAGGCGCTGGCCTTGGCAAACGCGCTGGCTTTTGGATCAACAAGCTCTACAGCCCGCTGGGCTGGAAGTCATGGCCAGCTCTGGTAGAAGAATGGGTGGCAGCCGTAGCCAAGCAGCGCTCAGGCGACAGCGCGCCAATGAAGAAGTTCAAGAACTCTTCACTGGCCGAAACATGGGAAGAAGAAGGCCATGGCGCAGACAGCAAAAGCCTTTCCGCCCGCGCCGAAAAATACGACATTGGTGCCGTGCCACGCGGCGGCCTAATGATCACTATGGGCGTTGACGTGCAACCAGACCGGCTGGAGGCGCGCGCGTGGGCATACGGGCGCGGCGAAGAATCCTGGCTGATAGATCGCCACATCATCTATGGCGACCCAAACCTTGACGAAGGCACAGAAGGCTCGCCATGGACACGTCTTACAGCAATCCGCCGCACGCCGCTGGTACACGCCAGCGGCGCGCAAATGCTGATCGAGGCCACCTGCATCGACACCGGCGGCCACAACACCCATGCCGTATACAACTACTGCCGTGCCCATTCACATGCCCATGTGCTGGCGGTAAAAGGCGAAAGCAAATACGGCCGCCCAGTCATGGGAAAACCCAGCGCCATTGACGTGAACTGGCGCGGGCGCACCATTGCCCGCGGCGTCAAGCTGTGGATGGTTGGCACCGACACAGCCAAACACCTGCTTCATGGCCGTATGCGAATCGGTCAGGTAGGCCCCGGCTACGTGCACCTGCCAAAGTTGCTTACCAGCACCGACGAATTCGAGCAAATGACCGCCGCGCGCCTGATGCCTGCCGTGGTCAATGGAAAGCAGGTCATGCGCTGGATCACGCCCGCCGGGCATCGTGAAGAGGCTGGCGACTGCATGGTTTATGCCTACGCCGCCGCCTGCTGGCTTGGCATACAAACCTACCGTGAACCAAGCTGGGCGCGCCGCGAAGCCCAATACAGCCCGCGCACACCAAGCTTATTCGACGCGCCAGCGCAAAATCCAGCCGCCGCGTCAGCCGCCGCAGTTGACAATACCGCGCCAACTGACACGCGCGCCGCGCGCCCGCTTGCCGCCAGCGTGACGCGCCCAACACTAAAGCGCCAATGGTGACCGCCATGACAGCAGACGGCCAAACCAGCGCACCGTGGAACGATCCAGATTTTGTCGATCGTGTGTTCGAATATCTGCTTCGCGAGTTCCCGCAAATCGCCGGGCACGAATGTGAGCGCGTGCGCAGCGCCATGCGCTTCGAATTTGCTGGCGACAAGCACTACATAAAACGCCAAAGCCAAACCGACAAAGAACGGCGCAAACAGCAAATTCTGTCCATGTTCAATGGCCGCAACGCCACTGAAATCGCCCGCGCCCTGCAAATCGGGCGCACCACTGTTTACCGCACTCTCAAACAAGCCGGAAGGAAACCATCATGAACCGCAACACACTCGCCGCCATCCACGCAATAGAACAAGTGGCCGCGACCCTGCGCGCTGACGCCGCCACCAAGGACGAAGCCGCCGCACTGTCAGCAGGTATCCAGCGCCTGCGCGACTCACTTGGGCGACCGGCCCAGCCGGGCTTTGCCAGCGTGGTAGAGCCAGCGCAGCATCAGGAAGTAAAGCTATTAAAAAGATAGTGTTTCATTCTTGCCTATTTTTGGCACAGCTACATATATAAGGTGCTCGCACCATGGCCGTAACTCCTGAACAACTAGCCGCGATGGAAGCCGCTTATTTCAGCGGCGAAAAATCCATCACCCACAACGGGCGCACCGTCACCTACCACGACCTGCCATCGCTGTGGCAGGCCATCCAAAACGCCCGCGCCGAAATAGCCGAGCCTGACGGTGGCCGCATCCGCGTGCGCCGCGTGCGCTTTGTCACCAACCGGGGATATTGAACATGGCACGCGCCCGCACCACAGTCCGCGCCAACTGGATTGACCGCCTTGTTGGCTACATCGCACCAGGTCACGGCCTGCGCCGCCAGATCGACCGCGCCCGCCTGTCGCACCTCAAGCGCGCCTATGAAGGCGCGTCAACCGCCGACGGCTGGCGTGTGCGCCGCGCTGGCGCGAATGCCAATCAAGATCATGCTGCTGACGCATGGCAGTTGCGCGTGCGCTCACGCGCGTTGCTGCAAAACGTCCCCTACGTAGCGCAGGCGATGCGCGGACTGGTAGCCAACACCATCGGCACCGGCATCGCAACCAACTTCAAGGGCCGCCACGCCAAGCGCCTGAATGAGCTATGGAACCGCTGGACAAGCGAATGCGACGCCGATGGCAGGCTCGACTGGTACGGCCTGCAAGCGGCGGCATACCGTGCGATGGAAAGCGATGGCGAAGTAATCCTGCGCTTGCGCCCGCGCCTGCCACAAGACGGCCTGACCGTGCCGCTGCAATTGCAACTGCTGGAAATCGACTACCTTGACAGCGCTTTAAACCGCAGCGCCACCGCAAGCGGCGGCGCGGTGGTTAACGGCATCGAATACGACCTGCTGGGTCGCCCAGCAGCATATTGGATATTTCCGCAACACCCAGGCGCTACTGGCGCAGTCGGCATCAACGCCAGCCGCCGCGTACCGGCCCAGTTCGTGGTGCACCTGTTCACGCCCGACCGCCCAAGCCAGGGCCGGGGCTTTCCGCGCATCGCGCCGGTAATTCACCGCGTGCGCGACTTGCAGGTGTACGAAGACGCGGAGCTGGCCCGCAAAAACCTCGAAACCCGCCTTGCCGTACTGGGCCACGGCAACATGGACGGCGTAGGCACACCGCCAGAAGGCGTTGGCCTTGAGCACGCCGAAACCGCCAACCCGGTTGACCTTGGTGCGCTGCCAAGCGGAGCTGTGGTGCAAATGCCATCTGCCAGTGGCTTCACAGTGGTGCAACCAACATCGCCGCCTGGCTACACCGAATACGTCAAACAGCAACTGCACCTGATCGCCGCTGGCTTTGGCGTCCCCTATGAAATGATGACTGGCGACATGAAAGAGGTCAACTTCAGCAGCGCCCGCGTGCGCCTGCTCGACTTCAGGCGCGAAGTCGAAATGTGCCAGTGGCAAATCATCGTGCCAAAGCTGATAGATCGCGTAGCGCGCGAATTTGAAGACGCCGCCTTTCTGGCCGCTCTGGTGCCAGCAGTTGACAACACCGCCCAGCACACCACGCCAAAATGGGACTACGTCAACCCAGAGCAAGACGTAAACGCCGATTTGGCCGAAATCTCCGGCGGACTGTCCAGCATCAGCGAAAAGCTGCGCAAGCGCGGCTACTCGCCAGAGGCCGTGTTCGCCGAGCTTAAAAACGACGTTGACCAGCTCAAGTCCGCTGGCCTTCTAGACCTGCTGCTACAACTCCAAACAGGAAAACCCAGCGTCACTATTACAGCTAGCGCTACAAAAACAGCAGCTTAAAATTGTTCCAAATTTGCCTATTTTTGGAACAATTCGCCCGCCACAGTAGTGGGCATGAACACCAACGCCGCCCGACATCCAGACACGCTGCCAATGCGTCAGCGCGCCGCACGGTTCGAACCCAGCACCTTCCGCGCCGAAGACAACTCGGTAGAAGTCGTTTTTACCGCCGGTGCCGCCGTGCGCCGCTACGACTTGTGGAACGACAAAACCTACGAAGAGGTGCTGGACGTAACCCCCGAAGCCATCGACCTGTCGCGCTTTGAAGCAGGCGCTGTTCAGGTACTCGACAACCACGCCCAGTACGGCGTGCGCTCAGTGCTCGGCATTTGCACTGACGCCAGCGTGGCAAACAGTCAAGGCACGGCGCGCGTGCGCCTGTCCACCGATCCTGACAAAGCCGGAATCATCGGCGACATCAAGGCCGGCATCCTGCGCTCGGTCAGCGTTGGCTACTCGGTGCAGAAATACGAATTAACGCCAGCTGCCGACAGAACCGACGGCGGCGGCGTAGACCTCTGGCGCGCCATCCGCTGGACACCGCACGAACTCAGTTTCGTCTGCGTCCCGGCTGATCCGGCAGCCAGCACCCGTTCCGCGCCCGGCGGGGGAGCAACCAACTACCCCGTCGCCTTCACAACCCGCAGCGCTGCTGCATCACAGGAGTACCTTATGGCCGATAAAGCCACCATAGAGCAGCGTTCCGAAGCCGCTGCCGACCAACCCACAGCCACCGGAGCGCCAGAAACGCCCGCCGCCAGCTCTGAACAAGCAGGCGCAACCGCAAACGACGCCACGCGCGCAGCCGACATTGCCGATCTGTGCCAACGCCACGGAATAGCGCACCTGTCGGCAGGATTCATTCGCGGCGGCAACACACTTGCCGACGTTAAAGACCGCATCCTGCAAGAGCGCGCCATGCAAGACGCTCGCGCTGGCGCAGGCGCGCCCAACGCGCGCATTGAAACCGTGCGCGACGAAACGCAAACCCGCCTTGCCGGTATGCAAGCCGCCATCATGGCAAAGCTTGACCCCAACGCCAAGCTTGACGACAACGCGCGCCAGTACCGCCACATGACCCTGCTGGACATGGGGCGCGAACACCTTGGCGCCCTTGGCATCAACGTGCGCGGCGTGCCGCCGATGGAGCTTGTATCGCGCATGTTGCAAGTGCGCAGCGCCGGAATGCACACCGTCAGCGACTTTGGCAACCTGCTGGGCGTGGCCGCCAACCGCCGCCTGCGCGCCGCGTATGAGGCATTCCCTGCCACCTACCGCGAATGGGCGCGCCGCGGCCCCAACCTGACCGACTTCAAACCTGTCAACATCGTTGCCATCGCAGGCGCGCCCGACCTGCTGCTGGTCAACGAACATGGCGAATACAAGTACGGCACCTTCGGCGACAGCGCCGAGACCTACAAACTCGCCACCTACGGCCGCATCATCGCCATCACGCGCCAGGCCATCATCAACGACGACCTGCGCGGTTTTGACCGCACCATCGGCATGTGGGCCAGCAGCGCAGCGCGGCTGGAAAACCGCCTTGCCTACGAGCAAATCACCAGCAACGGCGCGCTATCCGATGGCGTGGCCCTGTTCCATGCCGACCACAGCAACCTGCTCACCGGGAACAATTCCAAGCTTTCGCTTGGATCGCTATCGGAAGCCCGCGCCATGCTGCGCAGCCAAAAGGGCATGGGCGGAGAGATGCTCAACCTCACACCCACATACCTGATCGTTCCTGCCGCGCTAGAAACGCTGGCCTACCAGTTGACAAACCCCAACTTCTGGCCCACGCAGCAAAGCGCCATCAACGAATTTGCCGCTGGCGGGCGCACCGCGCTAACCGTGGTGGTTGACCCAATGCTGGACGCCAGCAGCACCACCGCCTGGTACCTAGCCGCCAGACCGGAGCTGATCGACACCGTTGAATACGCCTATCTGGACGGCGCCGACGGCCCGGTAACCGAAACCCGCGAAGGCTTCGAAGTTGACGGCACCGAGTTCAAGTGCCGCCTCGACTTTGTCGCCAAGGCCATCGACTTTAGGGGCATGGTCAAAGCCGCTGGAGCTTGATCATATAACTATCAAAAACGGAGCATTCACATGAAAAACTACGTCCAACCCGGCGACATCGTCACCGTCACCGCACCAGCCGCCATTGTCAGCGGCGCTGGCCTACTGATAGGCAGCCTGTTTGGCGTCGCCACAGCATCTACAGCCGCTGGCGCGCCGCTGGAAATAAAAACCACCGGCGTCTTTGAGCTTGACGCAGCCGACACCGGCGCTGCCGCAATTGGCACGCCGGTATCGTGGGACGCCGCCAGTGGCCGCATCACTACTGGTGACGGCGTGCTGATCGGCGTGCTGGTTGCCGCCAAGGCCGCCAGCGCCGCCACAGCCACCGTGCGCCTGAACGGCATCAGTCTAACCGTCTGACCAGAGAGCGCGCCGCCGTGACCACGCCAGCCAACCCATTTGCCGCCGCCGAACAGCGCGTAAACGCCGCTGTCATGCGCAAGCTTGCCAACGCAACGTGCAGCATCGGCGGAGCGGTGGCAATCGGCTGCGTCTTCGATCAGGAGTACGTCGTGGCCGAAGTTGGCGCCGCTGGCATGGCCGCCACCGCACCAGCTGTCACCGTGCCAACCAGCGCGGTGCCAGCCGCGCCAGGCGGCGCGGCGGTAAAAGTTACCGGCGCAACCGGCGTCACAAACTGGACGGTAGCCGAGCATCACCCGGACGGCGCTGGCCTATCCGTGCTGCTGCTGGAACGCGCGCCATGACAGCCGCCGCCAGCTCCTTCTTGCGCCTGCGCGACGCGCTGGCCGCGCACCTGCGCGCAGCGCCAGAGTTGGCCGCCGTGGTACTGCACGTTGACCGCACGCGCCCAATAGCGCAAGGCGAGACCGCCGCCATCAACCTGCGCCTGTCGGACGCGCACGCCAGCAGCCCGGTAATAGAGGCCACCGACTGGCGCACCACGGTATTCATCGACTGCGCAGCGCGCGGCGCAAACGCCGATGCCGACGCTGACACGCTGCTTTCCGCCGTGCACGCCAGCCTTGCCAGCTTTGCCGCCAGCGCCGCCGCGCGCGCCATTGGCGTGCTTGAAATATTCAACGATGAAACCACCGTTGAATGGGATCGCGACGCTGACGACGCGCCCTACACATGTGCCAGCCTGCGCCTGACGCTGATACACCGCACACCAGCAGGCAGCCTGCAACCTTGGGGATGGCAGCCATGAAAAACCATGCCGTACCGGTACGCATGCCAGCGCCATCCGCCGACCCGCAAACAGGCGGTCGCTTCCAGCGCTTGCCAGACGGCAACCTGCGCCCGCTAGATGCGCAGCCAGCCCAGCCAAAACCATCAACCCGTGCCCGCCGCGCGGCCCACGCAGCCACTTCGACCACAACCAGAGAGTAACCATCATGGCCCGCAAATTCAAGAAAACCGTCATCCTCGCCAAAGTCGAGGATGTTGTAGGCACAGACGCCGCCCCAGCCGCGCAAGACGCGCTGCTGGTAAGCGATGCGACCTTTAACGTCGAATACCACAACGTTGACCGCAACATCATCCGTCCAACCATGGGCCACGGCGGCACGCTGGTAGGCACTCGCAACCTCAAGATCGAATTTACCTGCGAGATATCCACCAGCGGCAGTGCAGGCGTCGCCCCGCCCTGGGGAAAGCTGCTGCTGGCCTGCGCCTTTGCCGAAACCACCACCGCAGGCAGCATGGTCGAATACACCCCGGTAAGCGATGGCCTGAAAACCATCACCATCAAATACAGCGCCGACGGTGTAATACACACCGCTCTGTCGTGCATGGGAACAGTCACTTTTAATGAACCTGAAGGAGACCGCCCAACACTGCAATTTAGCTTCATCGGCGTTGACGGCGGCAGCGTCGCCGCAAGCACGCCGCCCAATGACCTGACAGCATGGCAAATCCCGGAGGTAGTCAACAACTTCAACAGCGGCAAGCTCACATTCGGTGGCGACTACGACAGCGGCGCCATCACCGGCGGCACCACATATTGCAGCCGCGGCATCACGCTGAACATGAGCAACGACGCCAAATACCTGGCAATGCTGGGCTGCTCCGGCGTTGACATCACCGACCGTGCCCCAGCTGGCAGCTTTGAAGTAGAACTGGACGGCGCGCAAGAAGTCGCCATGCGCGCAGACATCAACACCAACACCCCAACCACCTTGAGCCTGCTGCACGGCAGCGGCCCCGGCAAACAAGTACTGCTGCACATCGCCCGCGCCATGCGCCTGAATCCAAAGTACAGCGACTACGAAGGCACGCTGCTGCTGGCCTGCGACTTCAACGCCGAGCCAGTAAACGGCAACGACGAAGTGCGCATCGTATGCCTCTAACCACCACACCTGAAAACCACAGCCATGACCAGCAAATACCAACTTGCCATTGAAGACAGCATTGACTTCCCAGTAAACGTCGATATTCAAAGCGGTCGCGTCAAGAAGAACTTCTTCTTTCACATCGTAGCGCGCCGCATGGACATTGCCGAATGGCGCACCATCTTCGGCCCCGACGCCGAAAACGCCAACCTGTCCACAGCCGACTTTTTGCGCCAGCGCATCACAGGCTGGCGCGGCCAGCACCTGGTGCTGGACGAAGACGGCAAACCGGCCGAATACAGCCAGGATGCGCTCGACGCCATGCTGCGAGTAACTGGCCTTGAAGGGCTGCTGCTGGTGGCCTACCAAAAAGCAGTTTTTGTCAGTGACGGCGACTCTGGACGCCGAAAAAACTCCGCAAGCTGACCCGCCTGTTCGCGCGCGGTCAGCTTGCCGCACCAGCAGGCGCTGAAGGTGGCGGGAATGAAAACGATCAGGACGAACCGGGCAGCGGCAGCGGCGACAGCGAGAGCGAACTTGCCGCCGCCGCCGCCGCCTTTGGCCTGCGCATCGCAGGCAGCGCGGCAGCGCCGTCGCCGCCAGCGCGCGCCTGTCTGTGGCCCAGCAATCTTGATGCATGGGACTGCTTTATGGCGCTGCAAACCCAATGGCGCCATGCAGGTTTTGACGGAGTGCGCACCGGCCTTGATTACGCCGCCGCCTGCGCCTTTTTACAAACCGCAGGCTACCGTCGCAAACAGCGCGCGCGACTGCTTGGCGACATTCTCGAATGCGAAAAAGCCGCCCTGCGTGAGTGGAAGCGCCAGCGCTAGCCGCACTGGAGAGCCAGCATGAGCGAAGCTCAAGCCAAGATAAAACTCGCGCTGGAAGGCAGCCCAACCGTGGTGCAGGGCGTGCAGTCAGTAAAAAAGCAGCTTGATAGCCTGAATAGCGCGCTGGTTGGCCTTGTCGGCGTAGGCACTGTTGCCGCATTTGCTGGGTTCATAAAAAGCAGCATCGATGCCGCTGATGCCGCGGGCAGGCTTGCTGCTCGCACCGGCCTGGCCGTGCGCGACATCGCCGGTTTGCAAATTGCCTACAAGCAAGCTGGCTTGAGCAGCGACACGCTTGAGTCCAGTATGGGACGCATGGCGCGCGCCATGGCCGAAGGCAACAAAGCCTTCGATGCAATGGGCATCAAGGTCAAAAACGCCGACGGCACCTTGCGCCCGGTGCGCGACGTGCTGGGCGACGTGGCAGAAAAATTCAGCCGCTACGAATCAGGCGCGGCCAAGGCCGCACTTGCGCAAGCGCTGTTCGGCAAAAGCGGCGCCGAGATGATCAGCTTTTTGAACAACGGCCGAAAAGGGCTGGCCGAATATGACGAGCTAGCCAAACGCCTTGGCCTCACGCTTGATCAAGACACCACCGACAAAGCCCGCAAGTTCAATGACACCGTTGACCTGATGCGGCAGGGCCTGAAAGGCGCTGGCACACAAATCGCGGCTGGCCTGCTGCCAACGTTGCAATCGCTTGCCAGCGAGATCGTAGGCGCCGCCAACGATAGCAACAATCTAAACGCCGTCACGCGCGGCCTCAGCCTTGGCCTCAAAGGTTTGTACGCCGTGGCAGTTGGCGTCAGCACCGCATTCATGATGGTCGGAACCGCCATCGGCGGTGCAATGGCAATTGCCGAGCAGGCCAAGGCCAGCCCAGTGCTGTCGATGGCAATGGACGCCGCCGCTGGCAATTACGTCGGCGCCGCTCAAACATCGCTACAGCAAGTCAAAGACGCCCTGTCAGGCAAAGGCGCTGATGGCAAGAGCGTCAAAGAGGCAGCCGGTTCAACCGGTGCAACCTTAAAGCAGTTGATGGCTGACCTGTTATCAATGGCTGAAAAGGCCGGTGCCAGCATCAACAGAGTATTTGACAATGTTGAAGATGGCGGCATAAAGACGGCGGCGGCGGTTGAAGCCGCAAAGCGCAACCTAAGCCAAGCTCCAATCCTGAAATACAAAAACGACGACGAGGGCGAGCTGGCCCGCATCAGGGCGCTGATACAGGAAGAAAAAGCCTATGCCAGAGCGCTGGACGAACGCGGCGCGCAGGCCGACAAACTTACTGCTGGCGAAAAGCTGGTGCTGCAAATTCAGGAGCAATTGCAGACCAGTATCAGCGGCGTCGCGCGCGCCAACAAAGAATACGCCCTTGCCTTGGCCAAAGAATACGCCGAATGGCAAAAATCCAATCGCGGCAGAAAAGAAGCCTTTGACGCGCAAGAAAAGCTGATCAAGGAAACCGCCGACAGCGCCGCGTCGATAGAAAAGCAAGCTGCCGAACTGGATGCCGCCAACGCGGTTTGGGGCAAAGGCAAAGAGGCCATTCAAGAGCACCGCGAGGCGATGGCAGAAGATGCGCTTGAGCTTGCCAAGCGCATGGGTGCATCGGATGACTACATCGCCAAGTTACAGCAGGAATACGCCGCCAACATCCACCTGACGCAGGCCATGAAAGAGGCCGCGGCCAAGCGCGTAAGCCAAGAGCTGCAAGAAGGCATACGCGCAGCGCGTGAGCAACTGCGGCTAAATGAACAAGAGATCGCAGCGCTTGGCCTGACAGCCGACAAGCGCGCGCGCATCAACGCCATGCGCAAGGTAGAGATTGACCTGGCCAAAGAACTTGAGCGCATCAAAAACACCCCATACAACAACGAGGCCGACCGCGAAACCGCGCGCCAGCAAGCGCGGCAAAAAGCCGTGCTGGAAGGCGAGTCCGAGCTGCAACGCATCAGCATCGAAGAGTGGCGCCGCACCGCCGACACCATAAACAACAGCCTGACCGACGCCTTCATGCGTGCCTTTGAGGGCGGCGAAAGCTTTGCCAAAGCACTGCGCAACAGCTTGAAGAGCATGTTCAACAGCCTTGTGCTGCGCCCAATAATCAGCGCCATCGTGCAACCAACTGCTGCCGGATTGACCGGCATGTTGCTTGGCGGCAATGGCGGCACTGCTGGCGGCGGACTGCTCAACATGCTGGGCCTTGGCAACAACGCCTATCAGCTTGCCACTGGCAACAGCCTGTTTGGGCAAGTTGGGTCATGGCTTGGTTTGGGCGG